GATCAACTTCGTCTGCACCAATACGACCATCTACATTCATAAGCACAGCCCAGACACGGACTTTACCAGAAGTAGGAGCGGTTGTAGCGGTAGCGATCAAAAGATCGATTGTGTCAGCTGTTGCACCGATAACGACAGGCTGGAAAGCAGCTGGTTGCTGTGCATAAGCACCAGCAGCAGCAGCGTCAGCATCAAAGCCGTCAACGAATACGTCAGCGTCAACGCCAGTAACACCTAAGTCAAATGTTGTGTCATTTGACTCGCCACCAAGAACAGTGATAATCTCTAAACCAGCACTGAGAATTACTGTATTGGTAGGAACAGAGATTGCCTCGATAACATCGGCAGCAGCCAATGCACCAGCTGCAGCGAAGTCAATCTCTTTGTCTACTAAATAAGGTACAGAACCAACAGTGCGACCTGCGGTTGCTCCACCTTTAAGAGTGGTAATAGTTGCCATTTATGTTTCTCCTTTAATTAAGCTGCGTTGTACTTGGCGGTAACAATAGCCTCTGGACGGAGGATCTTGCGACCATAAAGATGCATACCACGAACAATGTCAGCGAAGCTGTCAGGATCACGATAGCTCTCTGTCTTGGTGATTTGCTGAGCGGAAGCAACAGATGCGTCATGACCAGCAACGATAACACCAAAGTTAGATGACTGTGCAGATGCACCAGTTGTGCCGGGACCTGTACCAATCTTTGGTAGATTGTTGGAAACATAAACACGGAAGCCATGGAGATTGTTTAAAATCAAACCATTTTGCAATCCAGAGCCACCAAAGTCACCGTTCAATAAACGGCTGTCTTCGTCTTTCAACATCTCAACAAACACTGGGTCAACAACTAACCAACGACCATTGGTGTCTACGAACTGTTGATCAAGTAAACGACCCATACGAGCGATTACTGTTAGTGGCGATACAAGCGTTGTTGATACAGCTGTTTGACCGGGGAAACGTGGTGATAAAGGAATCGAATCACCAGCAGAACCACCAGATGACAAGTTACCAAAGTTAGGACGGCTTAACTGCATAGCAGATAACAACTCGTTAGAACCAGCAGTGCTTACAGCTTTTGTGCCGGGGAAAGTTGTACGTGCTGTGTCAGGTGAACTGTGCTTAGCTGATTGGCTAAATCCACACAAGTAACCTAATACGTCTTGGTCATACTGGTCACGCAAGCGATAAGCTGCACGATCAGAAGCCATCGACATAAAGTTTACGTGGCTATGGGCTGCTTCGATATCGTCAATCTTGAATGCGAAGTAGTTAGCTTGGTCAACAACGAGTGTGAAGTCCTCATCGTCCAAGTCTTGTGCTGTGATTTGTGTGCCACGAGCATACGACTGAACAGAAACTTCTGGCTCTTTGATGATCTTAACGCTATCGCCCATGTTAGCGATTTCGCCAAAATAGTCGTTGTTAGTGATATCTTCTACTACAGAAGATTTACGGAAAGCAAGTTGTACCTGCTTGGAATAGATTACTGGGCTAAAATTACCATTAGGTAAATTGCCGTAACCTGCTGCTGAAGGAAATGCCATTTTGAATTTCTCCTAATAAATGAAAGGCATATTAATAAATACGCTTACATACATTCTTGGAGCCTATGATGCTAGGTGCTTATAGCTTAGACTTCTAGATTATCTAAGATATAAGGGCTAACTATGTTAGGGTAGTCCTATGAATTACTGTGTTGCGTTTCAATGCTACTTAATTGCCCGATACACTGGTTGACCCTAGCTATGGGTGGCAGTTTAGGGCAGAGGCAGGGATATATAAATACAACATATCCCGTACCTCAGACTTGTACTACAGTTATAAATCAAAAATCTATTTTGTCAACTATTATCTTGCAGATCCAGTACGGTCATAAATGAACTTACCAGCCTTGATTGCAGCTACAATAGCCTCTTGATTCTTCTCATATTCTGCCGAAGACATACGCTCAACGTCAGATTCACGAATAGCACCCGGCTCATTAGCAGACTCAAAATCTGCTTTCTTACTATTCCCTACTGATCTAGCAGCCTCTTTATCCTCAGACTTCTTAGTCTTTTTGGTATTCAAGCCCATGTCTGCCTTATACAAATCAATGGCACGAGCAGCTGAAATAGCGTCCGTCTCATTGTCATATAGGGCATTTTGTACCCATTTTGGCTGTGCTTCTACCCAATCATGGAACTCGGATTGCTCTCGAATATCATTAAAGTCTGGGTGTAGACGCATTAGTTCTGCTTCTGCACGCTGTCTTAGGGTATCTGCCTGAAGTTCATCTAGCTTCTTGACTCGCTCCTCTAGTGCCTTAGACTGCTCTTGAGCCTTTTGCATTGCAATGGTCTCAACAATCTTAGCCACATCAGGGAACTCCTTAGACCATTCGGCAATCTCTTCTGCCGACTTAGGCATACGTAATTGCTTAGTAGCTGACTTCTCTAGCTGACCTCTAAGTTCATCGATTTGCTTTTGTAACTCAAGTTCTTTCTTTTGAGTATGCCTACGCAAATCTCCGTACCGCTTCTTAAAACTCTTTTCTTCTGGACTAGAAGGTTCTTCCCCTTCAAAATCCTCAGCATCTTGTGCTTTAGCTTCCTCTGGCTTGTTAGCCTCTGAAAGCTGTTTTAGTTCTTCTTCTTCTTTTTCAATGCGTTCCTTGTTAGCATTACGTGTTGCAAAGCCCGACATTGTTTTGGTTTGTACTTCTACTTTTTGCAGTTCCATCTTTTCCTCGTTGGTTGGGGCTAACAGTTGCCACACATGGTGGGGTATTAGGTAGCCATTGTTAAGGGGAATTGTTTTATTTCTTAACGGCTAACCCCTTTTTAGCTGTCTTATTATTTGGTTTTTGTACTTTCTTGCGAGGAGCAAGTAAAGGTTTCTTACTGTATTTTACCATAGCTGTGGTCATAAGTCCACCCTCAGCTGCACCAACTCTTTCTACTTCTTTATACCCAGAAGGGATAGGTGCCTGTGGTTCATCGTCTTTAAACGAAATCATTGTAGTTTTGCCCGCATCATTTTGGAACTTACGCAGTTCATACTTTGTTGGGGAAACGGAAGTTAATGCTACTTGATTGTCTGTATCCATACTACCAGTAATCTCATCTTCTCCAGAGTATGTACCATATGGTGCAGTTCTACGTTGTACTAAAGGAACAGTCGGAGGTGGGGGAGGAGTGTACATACTATCTAATATCTCTCCCGTAATTGCTTTAGATACTACTTTTTGACCTGTCTTTTCTAAAGAGGATTGAGTAACTGGGGGAGGTCTATATATTTCATTAGCATTGTAGGAACCAGCTATATTTTGTGCTACAGCTTTTTCACCAACACCACTAGCAGTTAAATTTGCTACATCGTTAGCAGTAAAAGATTGAACTCCCTCCTGCTTTAATATCTGTGCAATCTGCTCTTCACCCGCACCAGCTGCTCTAGCACTTTCTGCCTGTGCAGCTACAAATTCTGCGTCTGCTTGTAGATCTGGAGAATACGTATTGCCAATACCAAATTCATTCTTAACTAAATTATACCCTTCAGATACGGCACCTCCAACACCGCCAGCAACACCGCCAACAACGGCACCTTTAGTTGCACCTTCTATAATATCTTTACCTCTTACACCTGCTGTAATAGCACCCGTTGTACCGCCTACTGTAGCACCAGTTACAGCCGATGTAATAATTTTATTTCCAACTACTGGTCCAACAGTTTCAGAAACCATTGGAGCAAATTCTGCACCAACATATGCTGTTCCAAAAGACAAAGCAATATCTTCAAGGCTACCCCCTTTTACTGCAGTATTAGCGGCAGCAATATAAGGTATAAGATAATATTGTTGAGTTACAACAGCAGCAGCAGCAGCAATCGTTCCCGGATCTACTTGCTGTAGTACCTCTTCATCAAATTTAGCAAGTGTATCTCCAATCGCTGGACCCGGATCAATGTCGGCTAACATATCTCCAGCACCTTCTGTCCAGTTATCTGCTTTGTCAATAGCGTTATCAACAAATCCAATGCCTGTTGGTCCTCCTCCACTACACATAGTATTCCTTATAAAGATTTAACGCTATTAAAGCCACCAACACGATAGCCATTGTGGATAAAGAACTTTTTAGTCTGTTCTATTTTTCCACCTACTGTGTGCCCCATATACA